TCCAAAACATCATCTAAACAACTGTCTGCGTTTACCTATAGCTTGTCTATCTCTTAAAGCTGTCAGCTCTTCTTTAAACACTTCAACAAGAGGAGCAAACTCTACTTTGTGAGCAGTGGCAGTATTTCTTTTAATATTCTTGCCGGTAGAAATCTGAGGTGCTTTAGTAGCTGTTCCTTTTCTTTCATCCTTAACATTTTTAAACAGCCCTCCCATCTTATGATTAATATCTTTCATCTCTTGTTTAATACCTTTCTCGTGAGATTTAGATTTTAGTTGTTCACCTGTGTGTTCTTTAGGTTTACTTTCCATTTGCATATCTTCAACAGATTCTTCTTCATCAGAAGGTCCCATTGTGTCTAGCATATTCATTAACTCTTCTATCTCACCATCTAATTCTTCAGTATCTGGTGTTTCATCTGGAAACTGTAATCCATTTTCTTCTACATAGGACGCACACTCTTCTGGTGTAGCCCCAGGATTTTGTCTTTTATATACTTTTTCTAATATATCATTATATAATTGACGAATTTTTTCCTTGAAAGCATCTAGTTCAATATCATCTGAAGTATCATCGTGTATACTGTAAGCCATATTATCCTGTGTAAGATTGATTCTTTTTCATATGGTTCTTTCTGTGGTTCTCTCTAAGATTCCACTTGTGGGTATCTGCAGCAAAAGAACTGTAGTTACTCCCATATTGAAAATTAGTACAAAAACTTAATTGATAGTAAGCAGGTTCTCCACACTCATCACAAACTTGAGGTTCTTTTCGTTTAGCATAAGAAACCATTGTCTCTGTAATGTGGTTCTTCTTACATTCAAAATCGTAAATAGGCATTATGTAAACTCCTAATTAATTTAGTGTAACCCCCTCGTTAGAAGGGGCTACTGCTCAATTAACTATTAAGCTGCTGGTACGACAAACGCAAGTCCTGCGTTATTACGCATCTCACCTACGCCATAGATTGTATCTGACGTAAATAAGTCACCTAGCCACTCCTGTTTATATTGAGTCTGGCTACGAACGCCCACTTGTTCCGCAATAGCAATAGCGTCTTTGTGCATTAGCACTCCGACTCTATCTGTTGCAGTAGATGCAGTTGTTGTAGTAGGACAGTTAGATGAGATGTAAACATCAACACCATAGATTTGTCCAATTTTACCAGTCTTAATTGCATCACCAGAACCAATGAACTGTTGCTCAGTGAATCTGTTGATACCTAGCAAATCATTAGCTGCGACTGGTGGGATAATCAATGAACGATTGTCCATTGGTACGTCCGCATTATCAAGTATTAAAAGCATAGCTCTAATACCTGCGTCTGTAATGTCTGCTGCGTTAGAAGAGTTACCAGTGTAGAAAGTTGTACCTGAACCGATGTACGCTTTTTCCCAAGCTGCTGTAGTAGAACCACCTACTGTACCACCCTGTAAACCCTCAGTAAGGGTTAATAGGTCAGTGTCCACCTGCTTGGCGAGAGCATAGCCCGCGTCATCTGTATAGAACTTTCGGAGGCTTGAAAGTGCCTGAACCTCTGTGATATCCTCAATTAATACAGAGTATTCATAGTGCTTATCAATCGAAAGATTGGTTACACCGTGAGTATCACCCTGAATTTTTACTTCTGTGTTTGCTGCTTTAGCTGTCGCTGAACCACGAGTAGGCGTTGGAACGTGAATTGTATCACCTTTTTTACCTTTATGATTTAAGCGAGTAACTAAATTAGCGACCACCAAGTTTGACTTGTAAGCTGCAATAGTTTCATCAGACCATAGTTCTGGTATGAAATTTGCACCTGTAGTAGTCGTTTGATGGTTAGTGCCGATTGCACCTGTTGCCATAAATTACTCCTATTATAGTATTTTCAAATTATTTAACTCTTCCTTCAGCATAGGCATTATATATTTCATCAGCTAAGTCAGCATATCTGTTTGGGTCTGTTGCTTTTAGACGTATTAAGTCTGCCCTACGATATGTCTTCTTACCTGCTGTAGATTCCGAAGAACCTCTTGATTCGGACTTGCTAGTTTTTAGAGCCTTCTTTCTCGAAGCTGCTTGTTTTTGTTTTACTTCTGCAGTTTTGTCTATTGTTGAACGCTCTTTCCAGTGCGTCAATAATTCATCTGCTGCTTCATAATTATACTGGTCAGCTTGTTGAAATAAATTGCTTCTAAATTTACTATCTTGTACCCAATCTTGAAATCCCGTATCTTGTATAATATCTACATAGTCCGGATGAGTATTCTCCAACTGTGCTTTGCTCGTCTGTTGACTTTGCTCCGCTTGGAACTGTTGGAATTCTTGAAACTTAGGATGATTCTCTATCAACGAATTAACCGCTTTACTGGGGTCGTCATAAAAATCTTCTTCTGTTTCTAGGTTTGAGTTTTCTGTTTCGTGACTTGTCTGTGGACCATTGCGGGATATTTCAGCCTGAAGGAAGGAGTCAGATAGTTGTCTTAACTCTCCAATCTCTTGGCTTTTACGACCAAGTTCTTGTTCTAAGTTCTGATAACTCTTAACTATATCTTCTACACTCTTGCCAGAGAATTTATCCGGTACTGCAAAAGCAGGTTCTTGTGTTTCTGCTTCTCCCATACTTAGGGTTTCATCTGGTTCTACTGTGTTTTCTACTTCTACATCCGCAGATTGTTCTGCAGGGTCTACTACTATATTGCTCATATCATTGTCTCCGCCCGTTAGGGTTATGAAGTTGTAAAAAGATGACGCTAGTTATCTAGTTCTGTCATCGCTGCTTTCGTTGCATCTTCTAAAACAATCATCTGTCTTAGAACTGACAACTGACCTCTGGCGAACCATAGGTCTTTTTCATTATTAATAGAATCTAGTCTCTTGACTGCTTCGGACATTACTTTTAATTCTTCAATTAAGTCTGCCCAACCCTCAGTTTCTAAAAGCTCTATTCTATCTCTATAAAATTCTTCGTCTTGCTTAGGCATTTATTACCCTTGTAATTTTTCTGTTGCTGTAGCTATGTTTAATAATGTTTCAGAGCGTAAGTGCTCTACTTCTGGAATGTTTCTCAGAGTTTCACTTTGAGTATTCTCAGTGTCTGCTCTTAGTTTATCAATTTGTGCTAATTCCTTCTGTAACTTAAGGAACATCTCTTGAATCTTCAATTCATCAGGCTGTGCTGCTCCTGCTTCTGCTGCGTTCTTCATAGCTTTAGTCGCTTCTTCTTGTGCTTCTGCCATAGTTTTCTGAACATCTGCTTGCAATTGTTGTAGTTGGAGCTGCTTGCCCATCTGTTCCATCTGCTGTTCTTCTGGATTAGGTTGTGCCTCTTGCATAAGAGCTTGTATTATCTGGTCTCTATTGTGCATACTGGAGTTTTGAAATATTGAAACAAGTATTATATCAAAAGCTGAAGAGTCTTTAGGAATAGACTGTAGCAAACTAACCATCTGTTGCATCTCTAATTCTTTAGCCATAATACCCATAGTTGAGTAGGGTACAAACTTATAATCAGCAACTGGATATCTTTCAACATCGAACTGTACCTTTCTCCATAGACATTTGTTAATCATAGGGATAAGGAATGTGTTTTGAAAGTTCATTAAGGTGCGTTTCTGCCTCTTAATAGCTGACGATTGTGCCATTGACATACCAGCTGATGTTGCTCTTTCAGCACTTACTCCGGTATCGGAACTACCAGTGCCCATCTGTATCATATTCTGTAGGGACTGTACTTGGCTGTAAGTATTTTGGTCGGTGCTACCTAATGATAATGGCATTATTGCTTGCCTTGGGTCGCCATTAGTAAGAATAGTCTTACCCGGTCTGACCTCTAGTCTGACTCCACGCGGTAGTCTTGTCGCGTCTGCAGCCATCATTGGTGTAGTGGTCAAAGCTAACGAGTCAATACGAGCTCTCATCTCAGCATCTAATGCTTTCTGTGGATTAAAGCCCTTTTCACAAACCCCTCTACCCCAGAACTTCGATGGTACAAGGTCGTGTTGATAGCTAACAAAAGGTCTATCCGTCATCATAAACGGATTTCTGTCTGCTCTAAGTATGTAGTTGTCGTTTGCCATAGTGACTACAGCTTCTACTAACTCATCTGAATCATACTCAAAATCATCCATAGATTCATTCTCTTCTAAGAATCTAGCTGGTACTTTACCCCAATATTCTGTAATTTTTATCTGGTCTGAAGCATCTGCTCTAGAAGTTTCTGGGTCAAAGCCATTTAAAAAGTCTTCATTGTAGTTTCCTTCTATAGGTACGTCTCTATATGTACCATTCTCTATTCCCTCAATAATAGTATGTCTAGGCTTAATTATCTCGTGTGCGACACCTAATGCTTCGTTTATGTTGACTGCTGATGGGTCTATAAGGAATTCTTTAGGGGATATAGGCTCTATTTTTATGTCTGTTACTACTTGTTCTTCGAGTATCCTTTCCGTTACAGTGGTCCCTTCTATAGGTACTTCAACTGGATATCTCCAAGTATTCTCTTCTACTGATATTTTACCAATACCTGTACCATATATAGCAGCATTTAAGAATACCTCACATAAAGCATCCTTACATCCTGTAGATTCCAAGTCTTCTTGCAGAAGATTGCGGACATACTCTGCATCTTGCTGGTCTTGGTCTAGAATATCGTCTTTGATATCGAACCATTTTCCTCGCCCAAATGTTGCCTCTTCGATTTCAGAGACTGACGATTCAACAGCTTGTTGTAAAGCAGGGGATATTAGTTGAGACTTCTCAGACTTTCTAGTCTTATCTGAAGACTGCCATATGCCACGCCATAGACGATAATATTCGTCCCATTTAGATAAATAGTTAGAGTCTCTATGGTCCCTCCACTCATCTAATCGAGTGTGTAGCCAACCTGCCAGTCCTTGATATTTATTTTCTTCCATCAGTATCCTGCAACTTCGTCATATGGTTCCCACTCCTCTTCTAATTCAATTGTGTGCATAAAGTCTGCAACACTAACTTGGTCTATGTATGCGAGTGAGTCAATAATGTCATCGTGTGTTCCCTTGCTAGGGAATTCCATTAACTGTGTCTCTAACTCTGCATTCCAACTAGGATTACGGTTAAATATAATCTTACCGTGTTCCATCCGTCCTTGTAAAGCCCAAGTAATTCTGTCTGCTTTCTTCTTACCACCGTGGGTTACGTCTGTTATGACTACCCATCTACCTTGTGTTCTCATCTCATCTTGCAGATAAGGTAAGATAGCGTTCTTTAACGCTCCAGATTCTATTCCTACAGTAGTTGCTTGATTTTCAATTGCAGCCTGTAGTATTTTAGAAGCAGTTTCTTTAATATTCCATCTACCGTGGAGTATATCTTTGACCCACCATTTGTCACCGTGGATTTTAACGATTGATATAGCTGTTTCATCTAATTTGCTCCCTTTAAGACCACGCTCTTTCTCCACCGCTTCAAAGCCCGCAGGGTCAACCGCAATAACATAGTTACCTTCTTCAGGTTCTTCTTCATCATATTTAATCCATTCATTTTTAAAGATGCCTCCAGTAAAACTTACAAAGGAGGCTTCAAATTCTTGTTTAAAAGCCTGAGTAGACATAGTTCTTCTTGCTACTTCTACTTCTTCAGGGTCAATTAGAGGGTTATCTATAGATGTATACTGAAATGCTTCCCAGTCTTCATCCTTCTCTGCCTCTAAATACAAATCATAAAAGTGATTCTTCCCGGCTGGGGTCCCAATAAAGAGTGCCCCACCTTTTACATCTGAAAGCGTAGGTCTTATAATCTGTTCCCACACTTCTACCTTCATAGAAGCATATTCATCGAGTACGACATAAGCAAGTCCCACGCCCCTCAGAGTATCTGGTCGGTCAGAACCCTTCAAGCTAATTCGCCTACCATTAGTAAGTTTCATAGTAGCTGTATTCTCGTGGGTAGTCTCTATAAGGTCTGTCCCGTGAAGGAGTTCCTTGAGCATATTCCACATAATATCTTTAGCTTGCTGAAAAGTAGGACCTATATAAAAGACATCCTTACTTTCCGACTGTAGAGCTTTGATTATAAGTATCCACGCTGCTAGTCTGGACTTTCCAAATCGCCTACCCGCACTTACGACTTTAAATCGGGCAGTGCTATTGAAGATTTCTAGCTGTGCAGGATGTAGTTGTACATCTAACTCTCTAGCCATTACCAATACTCACAATTGTCTTGTCAATATCAGCTTCTTCTATTACAACACCGTCTTCATATGTTAATTCTTTTTGGTCTTTCTCTTCTATCTCTATCTTTTTAGCTTCAAGACCACCAACATTAATAATTACATTGCCCTTATCTTCTGCTGACCTGAACTCTACTGCCTTAGTTGTAGGTATAATTCTATCCATACACATTTTAAGACAAGTCCTGTCACCTTCGAGTGCTAAGTCTATTACTTTCTGGACAATCTCTGGTCCTTTATTAGACATCAACTCTCTGCTCAAGGCTGTAAATTTGTTCACTGAGCCTTTTGGTCTACCGTTAGGGTTTAAACTCTGCATACCCTTGTATAAGTTGGGTGAACCCTTATTATTTTTAGACATCCTATCTCCTTAAGTATACTGTAGTTTACCTAAAGGGAATAATTAGAATGATAATAAAGGTTATTTCTAAGAGAAGCCTTTTAGGTGAATCTTTGTTCTTTATCTATAGTAATATTATAGCATACTTTTCAATGGTTGTCAATAGAATATAGGTAATAAAGTCTTAAGTCCCTCCCCGCACCTCCAGATTTCTAGCATTTCACTAATAAATAACTAATTTTACCCAAATTCACTCCAATCTGCGTATGAGCCTATATATAATTACACGCGAGCACAAATGAGCCTCCCACGGGGGTAATCTTGAGTGCACATATAACCACGCGTGCGCACATACTTTAACCGCGCGCCTAATTCCTATAGTGCAAAAAAGATACAATAGTACAAATGTGAGATAAAAGAGAACGTGAGTGTGGATATTCTTACGTTAATTCTTGACACCGGTGTCAACATTTGTAGAGTAGTGAATAAATAATAGTTTACTTATGAGAAGGAATAGTTTATACTTGGAACAAGTCGCGCATTTTGACGCGTCTACAAAGAAGGATAAACACAATGACAACAACAACACAACACTTTAAAGGAACAAACGAGAACGGCGAGCAAGTAACTGATGGCGAGTACATTGAATTGATACTTGATACAGCCGGTGGCATTAAAAAAGGTGAGGAGACAATCACCGAATTTTTAATAGCTGTTAGCAAGAACCAACAGAAACGCAAAGCCTATATTGATAAACTTAACAATAGCAATGAGACATTGGTCAAAGTGGAACTTAAAGCCTTTAAGGATAAAGTTCATAAGATGGTTAAGCTAACCAATAAGAAAGCAACACAACAAGCGATACTTGGAAAGGAAAAAGCCAAAGAGCAAAAGTGGTGCATTCGATTAGCTAAGTCACAAGATGTTGAAGATGGTCTGGCTGAAGAGAGCGACAAAGGAAAGTACAAAGAGTTCCTTTTAGACATCGAGCCAACACCTGAGAAAGAAGAAAAGACTTTGGTCGAGATTATTGGAGATTGGATTGAAGCCAATGAAAAGGGATTAGCTGAAGAGGGGCGCAAGGATTATGAAGCTCAAATGAAAGATAGTGCCTTAATGCTAACAGAATTGGTTCAACCTTTCTACAGAAAGTAACACCAACAAAACCAAAGAGCCCGCCCTAATCGGCGGGTTTTTTTTGTCCACAATTCCTGACACTGGTGTCAACATTTGTACACCTATTGACTATCAAAATTAATCAAGTATCATAGGCTTTATGTTGAGTAAGGGGTTACCCTCAGTGACATAAAGAAAGTCCCTAGAATCGAATATATGGGACACTGATAACATAATAAAGGATAACTATTA